TATTACAAAATACGAGTCTCCTGTGTGCAATTCGTGTAATAAATATGGTTTTTTTTGTTATACGCCATATGGTGGTGAATATTCAACATGTCCTCTTTGTCAAGACGCAGATTATTTTAATTCCGACTCTAGCGACAAACTAAATGTTTTACTTGAAGATGAATACATTGAAGATATACGCCAAGAATATTCTTATTGCAAACGGTGTCGAGTTATTTTTGATACTGGATGTAAACATGCGGAAAATGGTTGTACAAGCAGTGTATATAATGGTCACTTGATTGATATGTGGTTAAATAAAAATACTAACGATGTACATCACGGTATGCCACAGTTTGATGATGAAGATGACTGGTTTAAAAATGGAAACATGATTACTATTTTACGCTGGAATTGTCCAAACTCGGGATTGCATTGTACTAATGGATATTACCCTAAACTTTCTCATCCAAACTATTACCCATTATGCTCTACATTAAATACTAAATAAATATGCTCTTGCAAGTTGTGTTATTTTATAAAAAAATGATTTAGAAAGTTTTTAATAAAAAAAAACGTGTATAAATTAAAAAAAATGAATTTTATTTTTTATAGTAACAAGAGACAACTTATTTTAATAATCTTACCATGAACTCTAATACCGAAATCAAATACGAAGTTGATTTAGAAATGACCTCAGAAAATCAAAAACTTTACGACAATGAGGTTGAAAAAGTACATGACATGGTTTTGACACATGTGCGTACTCCCAAATTTCATCTGAAATACGCCAAGACAGTTATAAATATAATTAACAGTTCAAAAGATCATCCTAAAAATGATTATACGTGTAAAAATTATAAGTGTGGGGTATTAGATAATACAACATATTATAACAAAACCAAATACCAGATATACCAAATGAAATTTATGGACCTTGATTTGAAAGATTTAAACCATATGTTTGTTGTTTGTGGAGAACGCTTGGCAAATGTTGTCATTGAAGAAATGCCCACTTTAGTCACTATGACATCATTAGTTGAGTGTATGGTTGAGTGCATGGTTGACTTTATCTCGAATACCGAGACAAATTGGTCCAAGAAATTAAAAAATAAAAAATATGTAAAATAAAAAAATGATTTGTAATTTTTATTTTATACAAGACACAGTTATTTTAATAATCTTACCATGAACTCTAATTGCGAAATCAAACCTGAAGTTCATTTAGAAATGACCCCAGAAAATCAAAAACTTTACAACATTGAGGTTAAAAGAGTATATGACATGGTTTGGGATTATATGTGTCGCTCCGACTTTCGTGCAGAGTACACTAAGACAGTTAAGCAAATAATCAAGAATTCAGGTGATGAACCCAAGAACAACTATATTCGTAAGAATATTTCTAATTCTCGATATAAAATATATAAAAACAAAAATAAGTATCAAGTGTACCAAACTGGATTTATTCAGTTTGATTTAAATAATTTGGAATACATGTCCGAAGTTTGCGGAGAAGAGTTGGGAGATGTTGTTAATATTAAAGACATGCCTGTATCGGTTACCATGGCATCATTAGTTGAGTGCATGGTAAATATCATGTTTGAAAACGACACAGACTGGTGTGAGATTGACTTTTAAAATTTAGATTAGATTTTTTAATATTGCATATAATAATGATGTTAAAACATTGTAAACCTGGAACTTGCAAACCTGGATATTTATGTAAACGAAAAACGCAAAAGTGCGAGCCAAAAAAAACAAAGGCTTTGTTACCAAGTGCTACTAATAGTTATCCAAAATTAACAATGCCTTTGTCGCCAATAGCAAGTCATAGTTCTCCAAAATTAACTAAAAAGTGGTTGATTAAAATGGGACTGAGACCCAATAGTATAAATAAAACAGTAAAAAAAAACATCAAGCCGTATAAAATGTCAGAAAAGCAGTATAATGTCATGGTGAAAAGATACGAAAACGACTTGAATGAATTTAATCAACATGGCTATCGTGAAATATATGATGTATTTAAAAAAATTGCAAAACGTCAATATTCCAAAGATGTTGCGTTTGCAAAATATCAGGAAACATTTTATCAAAATTTTATGAATACTAAAAACCCATATAGAACAGATGACATGTATAAATTAAAAAACCTGCGTATAAAAGCCGACAAAACTAAATAAATATGCTTTTGCAGTCCCCAGTTAATACAACCGACCCAGGATTGCCTTTTTCATCAATTTGTACATTACAAATAAGAATGTAATGTATTTCTACATTTTTTAGCGATTTTGAATTTGAGTGTTGCTTGCACAAAACCGCAACCTTTTTAAGTTGCTTTCGGTCAGGCTTTTTATTTTTTGTAACAAGAATGCAGTGACTTGATGGACCATCCGCTACATGAAACCAAATGTCGTGCAATTCGGCAGCCCTAATCAGTTCCCAGTTATGTCTCTCGTTCTTGCCAATTAGAATATCCATCTTAATGAATTGTCTTATATATTTTAGTATATTTTCATTTTTTTATTTTATTCAATGAATTATTTCTCAAAAGTTTGTCTGTGTTACAGTAAATATTATTAGACGAAATATGTACATTAGTTTCGCTTTTTTGATTTTTTGGTTTTGTAACAGGCGGTAATTTTTTTTGTTTTTTTACAGATAATAACTTGTGTCGTTCAGTATTTTCAACTATCCAATTGTCCTCTATGCGTTCATGGTCTACGTGACCATGAACTGTATTAAACGAAACATACAAATCTTCTTTAACATCTTGTTTTTTAACAGGTTGTAATTTTGCTGTTTTTTTTACAGGTAATAACTTATGCCGTTCAGTATTGTCAATTGTCCAAGATTCGTTATCTTTACAATGAATAGCATCAAACGAAAAGTGCACATTTTCTTCGCTTTCTTGATTTGGTTGTTTTTTTACAGGTAATATTTTTTCTGTTTTTTTTACAGCCAACAACTCATGCCGTTTAGTGTTGTCATATGTCCAAGATTCGTTATTGTCAGAATGAATTGCATCAAACGAAAATTGGAAATCTTCTTCGCTTGTTTGAGTTTCTTGTTTTTCAACAGGTTGTATTTTTTCTGGTTTCTTTACAGGTAACAACTTATGCCGTTCAGTATTGTCAACTGTCCAAGTATCATTTATCTTACCATGAATATCATCAAATGAAAATTGTACATCTTCTTTATTTTCTTGTATTGTAACATGTATTTTTTTTGGTTTCTTAACAGGCAACAACTTATGCCGTTCAGTATTGTCAACTGTCCAAGTGTTATTTATGTTACCATGAATATCATCAAACGAAAATTGGACATCATCCTTATTTTCTTGTATTGTAACATGTATTTTTTTTGGTTTTTTTACAGGTAACAATTTGTGCCGTTCAGTATTGTCAACTGTCCAAGTATCATTTATGTTACCATGAATATCATCAAACGAAAATTGTACATCATCCTTATTTTCTTGTATTGTTTCATGCAGTATTTTTTCTGGTTTTTTTACATGTAACAATTTGTGCCGTTCGGTATTGTCAACTGTCCAAGTATCATTTATGTTACCATGAATATCATCAAACGAAAATTGGACATCATCTTCATGTTTGGTTTCAATTTCAGTATCATATTCAATTTCAGTATCATATTCAGTTTCAGTATCATATTCAATTTCAGTATCATATTCAGTTTCAGTATCATATTCAATATCAGTATCATATTCAACTTCAGGTTCAATTACAACTTCAGGTTCAATTACAAGTTCAGGTTCAATATCAACTTCAGGTTCAATATCAACTTCAGGTTCAATATAAACTTGCAGTTCAATATCAACTTCAGGTTCAATTTCAACTTGCAGTTCAATATCAACTTCAGGTTCAATTACAACTTCAGGTTCAATATAAACTTCAGGTTCAATTTCAACTTGCAGTTCAATATCAACTTCAGGTTCAATTACAACTTCAGGTTCAATATCAACTTCAGGTTCAATATAAACTTCAGGTTCAATATCAACTTCAGGTTCAATATAAACTTCAGGTTCAATTACAACTTCAGGTTCAATATCAACTTCAGGTTCAATATAAACTTCAGGTTCAATATCAACTTCAGGTTCAATATAAACTTCAGGTTCAATATCAACTCCAGGTTCAATATCAACTTCAGGTTCAATATCAACTTCAGGTTCAATATCAACTTCAGGTTCAATATCAACTTCAGGTTCATCTTTATGTTCGGGTTTGATTTCAATATTTGTTTCAATTTTGAGTTTGATTTTTACTTTCGGTTTAACATCTTTTTTAGATTTAACGCATTTATTTTTTAGTTGATTTATTGCCGCACAATAAATAAGACGTCGTTGTTTTGGCGTTAAACCAACGGATGTTTGTAATTGAAATGCCACTCTCATATATTACCTGTATATTTTGTGCTAACTAACAAAGTTTAAATAAATTAAACTAAAATATTGTATTAGAATAACTAGATTATAACCTATATTATTATTATGAAAAATGTTCCAAGAAGATATATACCAAATAAATTAACTTTAAAAGATAAAAAAAAACAAAGAAGAATGATTAAAAAATCTAGAAAAATGTATAAAAAAGGAAAATATTATACTAGAAAACCAGTTAAATCTTATAAATCTAAAACAAGTAGTCATATTTTAAAAGCTCGACGAATCTATAAAATACATGATATTAAACCATCTAAAGAATTAGCTGTCAAAACAGGTTGTTCACTAAATACTTTAAAAAAAATTGTCAATAAAGGTCAGGGTGCATATTATAGTTCAGGTAGTAGACCAAATCAAAGTGGTAAATCATGGGGATATGCTAGATTAGCTAGTTCTATTACTAGTGGAAAAGCTGCAGCCGTTGATTATAAACTGCTTGAACAAGGATGTAAAAATAATAGTAAAGCTTTAAAATTAGCAAAAAAATCTAAAAAAAAATATGGACATAGTAGACGAAAAACACCAAGTGTTAAATTATAAAAATAAATTATTGACTAAATTGGAAGGTAAATGGAATAAAAATGAAATAAAAATATTGTATTAATACAAGTACAAAAGATGAGCAGTAAAACAACCTATATATTATCCACAGACACATTCAAGACAATATGGCAAGGTGCATTAGGTGCCATGACTTTTGGAGCATATCACCAATTTAATACAAATAGAATCATGGATTTAAACACTAAGTATATGACAGATAAACACAATAACGACATGAACAATTTAACTAACCAACACAATAACGATATGAACAATTTAACTGACAAATTAACTAACCAACACAATCGTGATATAAACAATTTAACTGAAAAGTTTAACAAATTAGAAAATGACCAAAAAAGTAGATGGTGGTAGATTTTTACTAAATTGTAAAAATGAAATAAAAACATTGTAATAATATAAATACAACAATATACGAAATTATGAGCACTAAAGCAACCACTTATTTATTATCTATGGACACTCTTAAGACAATGGGCCAAGGTGCATTGGGTGCCATGACTTTTGGAGCATATCATCAGTACACTACAAATAAAATTATGGAACTAAACAATGAAAATCAAAAACAATGGATTATACACAGAGATGCTAAACTAAATGAAAAAATAGCCAAATTAGAACAAGACAAAAACAATAGATGGTGGTAGATTTTTACGTGGTTTCATCATTCTATTATTTAAAAAAACAATATAAAAATATTGTTTTTTACTTTAACAATGATTCATTTTATTATTAATAAACGTTTTGCAGACAAATCATATGAAACAATAAATCATTTCACTAATTTTTATAAACGTTTTGTAGATGACCAAGCATATTATTCAATTAACCAGTTTACTGGTATTGGTTATAACTTTGTTGCACGCATGAATAAAAATGCATGTTATTCTCAAAGACTTTTTTATTACACATCGCATTGTTTTGGTGGAGCTGTATTAACTGGAATATTCTTAACTATAACTCGTAAGAAATTATCAAAAAAATATCTTGAACCAAAAATTGCTATTTATGGATTACTTGGTTTGATTTGTTCGTTAAATGCATATTTTCATATAATGTTTCGTGAGTATGAACCAAACCACCAACCATCAGGAACCTGTAATCTCTAGGTTTATTTTTTGCTTATTTTACTTTATATTACAAGCATTTCAATTTGCTACCAAGGGTTTTGAAATAATGGTTGTTGTAAAATACTTGTTTGTCTAATGTTTTTGTCAAAGTCTTATCACTCATTTGCAATGTTCTAATGCAATCATATTTACAAACAAATTCTTTGACCATTTTATGCTGATGGTCATATTGTCCAACTCCATCTTTATACAAAATTGGCTCTTCTCCTTTATTTTTCACAACAAACGCATTTTTTATTTTTTCGTTGCACGTTTCGTACAAGATATAATAATTACCCTTTGTTGGCATACTTCGCTTCACATACATGTCCAGTGCAGAACTTGATTCGTAGTCATTACATTGTGCCGCTGTTTTTCGGTTTAAATATACATTTAATATTTCAGTTTTGTCCAAGTTCAGTTTAGCAATGTATCCTAAATTTTGTGACTTGGTTTCTCTTGTGGGAGCAATTGTGGGAGAAATTATATTTGCATCTAAATGCCTTTCAACCAATAGCCAACGAAATCCACAATAAATAGTACTTTCCGCAATAGCCTTGTTAATACTCGGGCGTTTAATAGCACTATTTTCCTTCATGATTTCTGACACACTTTCATACACAGTTACCAATTGCATGGTTTCGGGATGTATTTTTTGCAACCGTGGACCAACTGTTGGCAAAGGCTCACCAAAATTAGTGGTGGTTTTTGTTTGCAATGAATTTAATCGCTCTACAATGTTTTGGTTGGTTTTTTCCAGATTATTTATTTTGCCAGACATTTGCTGTACTATTTCAGATAATTGTGTGATGTTGGCATTTAACGATTGAATGAGAGAGTTGTTATTATTATCGGCATTCATTTTGTTCATGATTTTAAGGTTTTCATTTTCCAGTTTTAATTTCTCAATGTCATGGTTGTTGAAATAATTAATATTGTTATTTACAATTTTCAATAACGTTTTGTAGGATAAATTTTTACCAATAAGAAATAATTCCAGTTCTGTTTCGTGACCTTTTAAATTGCACACTTTGCTGGGTCGAATCAGTTCATTCTCTTTTACAAACGATTCAAAATCTTTACTTTGGTTTACCGAAAAACAGTCCAACAAGAGACATTCGTCATACTTGCTTTTGTGCTCACTATATCTATCTTTGATACCTCTTCTGCTTTCGCCAACCTTTACAATATACTGACCATTTTCTAGCGTTTTAACTTTGATTATGTAAAAAATACAACCAATTGTGCCATATTCGTGCAATAATATCTTCTCTCTTTCTAAGATTTTTTGCTGGTTCAGTTTGTCTTCTAATTCTTTGTTTTTTTTGTCTTCCAATTGAAGCAACTGATGTTTTAATTCATCACTTTCTTCTTTTACAATTTCCTGTAAAATCTCTTCCAGTTTAATGAAATATTCATGTATTTCATCTGCTTTTTTTGTTCCTGCCTTTAAACAAAATCGTTTGAATGTGTTAATATTTAACATGACTAATTGTTTATTATGGCCACCTCTTACATTTGGATTTGATTTGTCAGTTGGTAGATTAGTTGTTGGGTAACACGATAAAATTTTATAATCTTTATTAATAATAAATAGTTTAAGCAACAATTCTTTAGATTTATGTTTTGAACTAAAATCCAGCCACTGCCATACATCATCCAAGTTAATAATAAAATCATTATTATAATCGTGATTTAAATAGCAATAAAAACTAGCCAAAAACATTTGCTGTTCGTAATTGGTAAAGTTGTTTTGTACCCTTTCAATTATTTTTGACTGATAATCACCAGTCATCTTGGTGATTGGATTGCTTTCAATAAGATTTACGATATCCATGCTTATATTAGTATATCATATATTATCTTTATATGCTTTTTGATATATTTAAGCAAAAAGCATATTTTTGTATTAAATAATTATTGCTCACCCGCCAGGGTGTGCAATACACTAAAACTAGAACAATTAATGCGTATTTTACGTTATTGCTCAAGAACATTCTTAAGCAAACAATTAAAAATACATCAAATTACAATGCTTTTGGCTAAATTAACGGTGTTTTTTTAAGCGTCTCATATAAAAAATCTTTAAATGAGATAATATGACACAATCGTGTCAGGAAATTATGATAAATATATACAATCCACGAATACTGTTCTTAGTATTGTGCTTAGTTGGAGTAGGCCAAACCACCCATGCCGCTCATAATTCTCAACACATTATAATTTGTGGCGTACACACGAACCTTGGCGGTCTTGGTGCCTTCCACAGTTGCATTAGACAGGACAAGCTGAAGGGTAGCGTTGTCAATACGAGAGAAGTTGCACGTGCCACTTGGTTGATGTTCCTCAGGTCTCAATGCAAACGCATACACGTTGATGCCCTCATCGGGAGAACGGGTATGTGCCTGGTAAGGCTGGACGAGGGAGAAGTAAGTTCCCTCACGCTCGGAGAAGCGGTCCTGTCCGTTGAGCTGGAGCTTGGCAGTAACCACGGGGTTAAGTCCCCAACAATGCATATCCAGAGAAGTCTCAGTTAGCACAAATGTTCCAGCGTCAGATACAGATGAGCCGTCCAAAGAAGACTGGTTGGCAAGAGCCTGAAGGGTAGCCATGGTCTGAGCGTCAAGTCCAGATGGGATTTCGTTGTTGGAAGCGTGAGACACACCGCCAAAGTTGGGCTCGTTTGCGGCGTTGCCAGGACTAGACCAGTAGCCAGTTTGGCCAGGCTGCAGACTGTAGTCAAGAGCACCAGCATCATTGAATAGGCCTTGCTGGTCAATATACTCGTTTTTACCAGCCACCGCCTGAGGTCCGCCAAACGCGTGGATAGCGTTGGGAAGAGCATCAATGGCGTCAGTGTAATTGAAGGGCTGGGCTCCCAGAACCTTAAAGAGCATTGCATCGCACACAAGGGACGAGCAATAATCAACGTTCTGATCGGGCTGCACAACCCAGATAAGCTCCTTCACGGGGTGATTGAAGTTCAGCTTGATCTTGTTACTAGACGAACCGACAGACTCGTCACCAGTAAACTGGAGCTGAGTAATGAGGTACTCGTGAGGCTGTTGGGCGAAACGACGTCTCTCATCCGTGTCAAGGAAGACATAGTCAACGTACAAAGATGCGGCAACCAGAGACTGGTTGTAGGCGATGGCAGCAGGAACTGGGGTTCCAGCCTTATAGTTACCAATAGTTGCATTGTTGCAACTTAGTGTGGTCACAGCCCACAAACACTCGTCGATGGGACGGATGTCGAGATTGATTTTGACTTCGTGATACTGCACTTCACGAAATACCCTACCTTTCGGTATATTTATGGTTTATTTTTGACCGTATCATCCATACAGTAGATATTTAATTGCCTTTGCATTTCTGCATCAGTAACATTACCTTTAACCAGGGAATAGACTATATCTTAAGTTATCATTTGTGTCGATTAAACACATCAAACCCAATACCATTTAGTCGTTGAACCTTATTCATAACCTTATCATAACGGTGTTAGAATCTTGGCTGCGGATTGCCGATTTCTGTGCAACTTTTATCTTGGTCGCACATCATACGGGGCATTATTACCATACCTGAGGTCGTTTTTCTCAGCCACCGTAAACTTTCATTTACGGCTTGGTAGCCCAAAAATTGTTTGTATTTAGTGTTAAACCGAACAACATTCACAATATTATTGTGATAGTAATGCAATTGCATTTTATCTGTTTTTCGTCGGTTTTCTATGCAAGTTAGTGGTTGTAAATTTGTCCAGTGGAAACATACATTTTTATCATTCTCATTTGAAAAATTAAACGAATTAATTGGAAGAATATGGTCTATTTGCCAGTAACTTCCAAAATTATCCCAGTTCATTTTCTCATCAAATCTAAACGCAAGCCATTTCATTAAGAATTCATTTTCACATCCAATCAATGATTTATAAGATGTATTTTTACCCTTAATCATTTTATGAATTTTACTTCTTAAAACTTCAGATATTTGAAAATTCAAATCTGTTTTTCGTTTCAATTTTATTTTTTCCTTTTTAATGGGTAAATAATCTCGATTCGCTTGCTTGGTTCGTTTTTTAATATGGTCTTGATCTCTATATATTTTCCGTTGTTCATTTATTTTAACTTCGTTTTCTTTGCGGTATTTTTGATTCTTAATTGATAAAGTGTCTTTGTTGTCTGTATAAAATTGTTGTTGTTTCAGTTTGATTTGTTCCTTGTTTTGCAGTCTATATTCTTTTCTACATAAATTACAATCATATCTATGACCATCAGGAGTACTTTTTAATTTACCAAACTTATTCAATTCAACTGTTTTCTTACACTTATAACAAACTTTGCTCATATTATCTCTCAATATTATTATACTACCACTAATTGCATTTAATACATTTTCATTTTTTTTTACGTCTTTACGGGTTTCCCGAACAATTTGGAATTGTCGCATCTTGTCTAAACCAGTTAAATCATTAAAGATTATAACCAGTTTAACAACAAGACACTAGCATCTGGGGAGAAGAACCAAAAAGGTTCTCCTTCTGAGCCCCGAACAAATTTTCCCTAAAACAGTTCTCAGATGTTTTAGGTTGGATACTTTTCTGCCCTGCAGGAGTTAAGGCAATAAGAGGCAAGGCCAATCCAGGATTGGTGCAAAACCAAAACTGAAGGGGAACGTAAAGAGTTGTCTCGGGAAGAGCATTACGAGGAGCACACACCTGGCGAGGAGCCAAGGCATCACAAGGACCATCAACCTCGGCGAAAGAGGGGTCGGTGATGAATGTCAGTTGTGTGGTATTTCCAATCATCTTGAAGTAACCACGCTCCTGCTCGGAAGTCATGGTAAGCTGATTCCAGATATGCATCCAGTCTCCATACTGGCGGTCAATGCGCTGTCCACCAATCTCGACCTCAACCTGGGCAATCAGCTGTTCACCAGGAAAGTCCAACCAACGAGCATAGACACCGTTGCCCAGACCAGCGGCGACAGATGCCACGCCCATAAGCTGGTTAATCTCGGGAAGAGTAACCTGTAGGTAAGTACGGTAACACAAGTCACCGTTTCTACTTATTGTACACTGAACACGCCGACCAAAGTCGGCTTGGCCATTGAAGGTTTGCTCGATAGACTCAATCGCAAAGTTAGTGTATCTACGATACGTAACCTTCCAAAAGGTAATCTGAGGGTTTGAAGTGAGGTAAACGTCCTGGGCACCGTAGGCCACAATTTGAAGAAGAGCACCAGCCATTTTTGCTTTATTATCTTCCTATAATATTAAAAAATAATGAAAAATAACCTAATTAATTAAACACCTCCATTTAATAATAATAATCTTACAAAACAAAACAAAAGTGAATTATGGTGGCAAAAACCATAAAAATGATTTTTTAATTTTGTAAAATAAACATTAAAAAGAAAATATGAATGTTGAATACCCTATATGTTTATTAAATTGGATAAATCCAAATAAAATAAAATGGATTGAATTGTCAAAAAATAACTCAGAAGGTGCTATGTTGTTATTCGCAAAATATCCAAAAAATATAAATATACTGAATGAAATTCATTCGTTTGATGGTTTAAATGATTTGAATGGTTATGATTATTTGTCGTCCAATGAGTCAGAAGGTGCTATGCTGTTTATTAAAAAACATCCAAATAAAATAAATTGGAATTTGTTGTCTAAAAATCCGTCAAAAGGTGCTATTCACTTGTTAGAACAAAATCCAAAAAAAATAAATTGGGAATATTTGTCTAAAAATACGTCAGAACATGCTATTCAGTTGCTAGAAAAAAATCAAGATAAAATCTGCTGGGCTTCTTTGTCTGAAAATTCGTCAAAAGGTGCTATCAAGTTGTTAGAAAAAAATCCAAATAAAATGGCTTGGTATTGCATGTCTAAAAATCCATCAGAAGGTGCAATGCAGTTGCTAGAAAAAAATCAAAAACAAATAGATTGGGAGAGTTTGTCTAAAAATCCATCAGAAGGTGCTATGCAGTTGCTTGAAAATAATCAAAATAAAATACATTGGGAGAGTTTGTCTGGCAATCCGTCAGAACGTGCTATGCGGTTGCTAGAAAATAATCCAGATCAAATATATTGGTATAATTTGTCTAAAAATACGTCAGAACGTGCTATGCGGTTGCTAGAAAATAATCCAGATCAAATATATTGGTATAATTTGTCTAAAAATACGTCAGAAGGTGCTATGCAGTTGTTAGAAAAAAACCGAAATAAAATAAATTGGGTTTGCTTGTCTAAAAATCCGTCAGAAAGTGCTATGCAGTTGTTAGAAAAAAATCTATATCAAATAACTAACATTTGTTGGGATAACTTGTCTATGAATCCGTCAGCTTTGCAGTTTCTAAAAAAAAACCAAAATAAAATAAATTGGAGAGGCTTGTCAATGAATCCTCATATATTCAAGTATGATTATATACAAATGAAACATAATTGTATGGTGTTTAAAGAAGAGCTGATACAAAATCGGTATCATCCCCGCAATATATCCAAGTTTAAAGATTGGAAAGTTAATGCGTTTGAGTTTGACTCTGATTCAAATTAAAACTAATAAAATATAAAAATGATTTATTTAATATACTTGTTTTTAATTAATTGTAAAATGACTAACTATTTTGATAAAAGTTATCATATTGTGGAAAATAGAGGTGATTGCTTAAAAGTTATGTTAATGGAGTTTATGTCTGACATTAACAAATGCAACCAAGTCGATGGTTACGGTTTCCTTAAAGTTTTGAAAGCAGATGACAGGGATCAATTTGTTGTCATGTTGTCTGCTAAAGAGAGACTTGAGTGTTATAAACGAAGGGCAATACAACTCTCCACATGGATTACGGTTATGAACTCGTTAAAGTTAAAAAGTAGCTATGCAGTATACAGAATAGCGTACTGGGGAGAAACTATCGGAAAATCCATAATCTACCCCAAACTAACTAAGTATGTTCTCCCTTTATGGAGATTTCAAATGTTTGTTGACGAAAAGTCATATTTCAAATTGTTAATTCAGTCGTTTGGTATGCTTAGCCTTTTTACACCTCATACTAATATATTGTTAGACATTGATAAGCATCACATGAAAAAATTGGATAATAAATATTCACGATCGAGTTGGCACAATACGGACTACAAGGTTCCTGATGATTATTATGGTGGCTAGTTTATCATTTAAAATTAAACATTTTTTGATTTATTGTAAAAATGATTGATAATTTAGATTAAATATTATAAAAATGGTAAAACTATCTTTATACAAAGCATCCAATGCACCAATAATTTTAATTGTTCGCATTGTTAAAAATAAACTTTGTTTGTTTATAAAGTGGAACATGATTTACAATACTTTTGAAGAAGGTCAGTTTTTAAAAAATAAACAATTATTTGATTGTGCAATTTCTAGTGACGGAACACTGGTTTACTACATGTATAATGAGTATGGTATTAATAATAATACTCACACCATTTTAAGCAAGGTTCCAAATGCAACTGCTATTTATTATGGCTCTGAAAATGTTGGCAGATGGGGCACAACTCAGTTCAACATATCTAATGGGAATATACCAATAGACAATGGAGCCAATTTAAAAATAACTTCATATGGAATTCAGCACGAATACCAAAACCAAATATTAATAGATAATGACACACAAATCAACAAAACCGTTTCTAATTCTGGAAAAATTAGTTCAGACACATTTCAAAACCAAGATAAAACTCATACTTATCAAGTTGATAAATGTCGCATTTTAATGGATGGTCATATAATATATGACTGTACTCATAGAGAATTTGTAAGTAGAGTTGCCGATGAATCAATTACTCTTGCTAATGAAGCTTCAGCATAACTTTGCTATAATCTGTATATACGTTTTCGATATTACTGTAATCTGCTTTTTGAGTAACCGTTAAAGGAGTCAATAAATACCATTTATCAATATTTTGCAATTTCATCCAGTAAACGTCAATGGCATAAACAGTTTTCATGTGTTTTTTATTTATGAGTTGTGTAACACTTTCTTTTACATTTTGAATTAACGTATCTAAATACGAACCATTAACCAAGTATGCAGTAGTTGTAAAACAACGATTTACTTTAACACATGGCACATTATCAACCAATTGATAAGGTGAATGAGCATTTCCTCCCAGTAAAAGCACATCCCATGATTTTCCCAAAGAACTTGCAAAAAATGTATGAGCTTGATTAGACAACAATTTGGGATTTGTAAAAACTACATCATCTTCAAGAATCAAGACATGAGACCAGTTATTATCTTTAGCTAACTGTAAACATTTAAGATGGCTCAAACTACATCCTATTGCTCCCAAATTTGGCATTGATATCGCCGAAAATCTGGTTGCTTTGTCTAAATATCCCATTTTAGCCAATTCGGTTTGCATGTGAACCAAACGGTCTGCTCGAGAATCTAAATTAATATAAAATATATGCTCAATATTTTCTAAAGAACTTACCATATTTAACTACTTTGTTAGTTCATCTATTTAATTATCTTTAAATTAAAATAAATATTATCAAAATCAAAATAAATATTAGGTAAAAAACATAAAAAAATAAACTCATGGTTAAACAACAAACTGTATAATAAGAAATGAATTATTTTCTTGTATTAATTGTTTTTTGTGTTATTTTATTCATATATCTACATCTCCAATTTCAGATGAAAACCAGCAATGATTTAGAATTGTTTGAAATTTATGATACAACCAAAGAAAATATGGAGGAAATATGCGATATACGCCAACCCGCCATATTTAACAATTTAGATGACCAGTTTGTAACCGCGGTTGTGAGAAAATTAAACATTGATGTGCTAATTCAAAAATACCCACAATATGATGTAAAAATTCGAGAAGCCAAGGCACATGCTGAAAAAGATATTGATACATTAAACAATGATTACGCATCTTTACCCCTAGTTGCTGCTAAGCAGTTAATTTATCAACAACCAAATAATACACAATCCGCTACGTTTTACTCAGAAAATAATTCCGATTTTTTAGATGAAACTAATGCTTTAAAAAACATTTCAGACCACATGTTAAGGCCTTATTTAACTAGTCGGTGTGACTATGATATTATTTTTGGTACAGAGGGATCTACTACACAACTGCGTTATAACATAAATTATCGCAATTTTTATATTTGCACCAAAGGCACAGTTTATATTAAACTGGTTCCCCCAAAATACTCTAAACAATTAAACCCTATCTCAGATTATGATTTATTCGAATTTCGATCTGACCATAACCTGTGGCTTAGTGAAAGTGATGCCAATTGTGGAGTTAATTCAAAAATTAAATCTTTAGAAATTGCTTTAACGCCTGGAAAAGTATTGTTTATTCCTGCTTATTGGTGGTCGTCATTTCAGTTTGGGTTTAATGCAAGTCTAGCAAGTTTTAAGTACCGAACTTATGTAAATCAGGCAGTTCATATTCCCCATTATTGCATGTGTTTAATGCAAGGACAAAACATTAAAAACAGTTTTTCAAAAAATAATATTGAAGACTTGCTCTTTGAAACCAAGACAAAGACAGAAACAACTTTAGTTGAGCCAACCTTGGAACCAGGTGTTGAACCAACTTTAGTAAAAAATAAAACCAACAACATAACATTAGAAATTAGTGAAACTCCAATTACTCCAATAATAACAGAAAATGAAAATATAGAAAATGAAAATACAGAAAATAAAAATACAGAAAATGAAAATACAGAAAATGAAAATACAGAAAATGAAAATAAAAGTAATACTAACAATACTCAACTTGATCCAATTATTGAAGTTGAAAATGAAGTTGAAAATGAAGTTGAAAATGAAGTTGAAAATGAAGTTGAAAATGAAGTTGAAAATGAAGTTGAAAATGAAGTTGAAAATGAAGTTGAAAATGAAGTTGAAAATGAAGTTGAAAATGAAGTTGAAAATGAAGTTGAAAATGAAGTTGAAAATGAAGTTGAAAATGAAGTT